AATCTAAACTCTCTGACTGGGGAGTATCTTGGGGAGTACAAGAACGAGAAGATGCTCAAGGCTGCGGCTGCGATGTATGGTGTGAATCCTAAGAGCGATATGTGGAGACTGCCGTCAAAGTTTGTGGGCAGCTACGCTGAACAGGATGCTGCGGTAACACTACGTCTTTGGGACAGGTTGCGTGTGGACATCAAGCAAGACGAAGTCACAAGTATCTTTCAGTTGGAGTCCAGTTTGTTACCCGTGCTTCTTGAGATGAAAACTAAAGGTGTGCGTGTAAACACTGATGGGGCAGAGCAAATCCAGATTGAACTTGGTAAACGTGAAAAGAATTTACTAAAAGAAATAAGGACCGATACCGGGGTTTCTGTTGAACCGTGGTCTGCTGCATCTATAGCAAAGGCGTTCGATGCCCTTGGGCTCAAATACCATAGGACAGAAAATTCTAATGCTCCGTCCTTTACAAAGCAGTTTCTTAGCAATCATACTCATCCCATAGCTCAGAAGATTGTGAAGTTGCGTGAATTTAATAAGGCAAACACTACCTTTGTTCAGACAATACTTGAACATTCGTGTAATGGTCGTATCCATTGTGATTTTAATCCTCTTCGTTCTGATGAAGGGGGGACAGTTACAGGACGATTTTCGTCGTCCAACCCAAATTTACAACAAATCCCGGCGAGAGATCCAGAAATAAAGTCCATGATCCGTGGGTTGTTTATTCCTGAAGAGGGTACAAAGTGGGGCAGCTTTGACTATGCCTCACAAGAACCACGTTGGCTGGCACACTACTGTGCTCAATTAAACGGTGTTCACAGACACCCTCAGATAGATAGTGTAATTGATATGTATCAGCAGGGCAACGCTGACTTTCATCAGATGGTGGCAGATCTTGCTGACATAAGTCGTAAGGAAGCCAAGACTGTAAACCTTGGTATTATGTACGGTATGGGTCGCAAGAAACTGGCTGGTGTTATGGACATCGATGAGATGGAGGCCAAGACTTTACTTGAGAAGTACCATGAAAGGGTGCCATTTGTGAAAGGTATTGCAGATCTTGCAGCAGCTACCGCAGCTAAGTCAGGGACAATACGCACATGGCTGGGGCGTAAATGCAGGTTTGATATGTGGGAGCCTAAGTCTTTCGGGTACAACAAAGCTATGAAGCTCGAGGAAGCAATCAAAGAGTATGGAGGCAAGGGTATGATACGTCGTGCCTTTACATACAAGGCTTTGAATAAACTCATCCAAGGTTCGAGTGCCGATCAAACCAAGAAGGCGATGGTAGATTGTCATGCCGAGGGACTAACACCTATGCTTACAGTGCATGACGAGTTGTGCTTTAGTATCAGTAGTCAAGAACAATCGGACAAGATAGTTGAAATTATGTCTACTTGTGTGCCAGACTTAAAAGTACCTTTCGAGGTTGACGCAGAACTCGGTGATAACTGGGGAGAAGTAGGATGAATTGTTGGCATTGTAAAACAGAATTAATTTGGGGTGGTGACCATGATCTTGAGGAAGAGAGTGACTCTTTTTCTATGGTTACTAATTTAAGTTGTCCTGAGTGTGGGGCATTTGTGGAAGTGTATCTTCCAAAACAAGAGGAGCAAGAAGATGTGGACTAAATTTTTAAGACTGTTCTTTCCCTGTCTCGTTAACGAGCCAAAAAGAGCTAGATATATGGACGGACGTTTGAAGGGGGACGATAATAAAACTCCGACCATTAACGAAGCGTGGGAAAGTGGCAAAGCACCCGCCAAAAAGAGAGGCCGTCCGCCAAAGTTCAAGAAGCGCGGCAGACCACCGAAGAAAAAATGAGCAACTTTTCTGACGCAAAGCTGTCGGTAAGCCAGTCAGTCCAGTTCGTGACTCAATTGTTTTTGAAGCATGAGTCTGGACTGCTGGACGAAGCTATTAGCAAGCTGCATGAAGTGGAAAGCTTAATTCAAAAAGCAGAGAGTGAGGAGCGAGATAATGTTTGAAGCTTTAATACTTGTGTGTATGTCAACGGAGTTAAAGGACTGCTCAGTTATAGAGGACACTCGAGGTCCTTATGCCACACTCGGTAGATGCATGGACAGAACAACAGAGATGTCTGCCGCTATGTTAACGTTTGACAAGAATCAATTAATCATGGGTGCAAGATGTAAGCCTGCCGAGAGTGTAAAACGTCAATTCTCAGAGACCTGAAGGTACAATGATACGTCTATTGTTCACGAGGTCCACGAGAATCGATGTTTTTATTCAATGATTTCAGTCTTTTGCTAGATCACGGATACGCTTGACCAAACGCTTGGCCCGGTTCGGAACCTGATCATGCCATCTGGAATCGACCATTTCGTCTGCCATTTTTTCCCAGTCCCGGGCATCGCATCCAGCTTTCATGCCCTTGAACTTAGACAGTCGTGGCCTGCCCATATTAAACATCATATTGCATATGACTAATTGTACCTCTTCGGGAAGATCATCGAAGTCATCGTACAATACTTTGCATTCGTCGATGGTTACAGCCACATCCAAGTTGAATGCTCTACGCACTCGCTCCTCAGATACCTCTGTTCCAACAGGCTCACCATACTCAGGGTCAGACTCTAGGATTAGGTGACCAATTCCCAGCGTGGGTAAATTTAAGTGATCCAAATACACGGAATACTTACAGCCCTCGTCGTCTGCAAGCTCCATTCTTAGTTGATCTTTGTTCATTATACCGTCCTTGAAATCTGTGCATTTTTAGCAGCATTAATCGGGTTACCACCACCAATAAGCTGTTGATTAAGCTGTTGATTGTTAGCAATAGAAACTGGTGCGGAGGTTGACAAGGGGTTACCAACCCCCGCTTGCGCCGCCACGGGAGGAGCCGGGGCTGCGGCAACTGGTTGTTGTGCTGGTTGTGCTTGTGACAAAGGTCCGAGGGTGTATGTTGGTTTCTTATTATTTGTCTCAGGCTGTTGAAGCTCATCTATAGCCTCCTCTTCGTCAGGAACCAACAATGGAGATCCTCTTAATGAGTCAAAAATATCAAACAGCTTTTCTCTCGGTAGAAAAGGTGTAAGTCTTTTTTCTTCTTTAATGTTAGTTTCAATATTAATCGAACGAATTAAATTTGGAGTAATTCTAAAAGGAGCAAACTCCCCCCTCATTATAGCACTAAGTTCTTTGGCGCTAACCTTACCATCCTTGATTAAAGTTCGACGCACATCGCTCTCAGACATACCTAAAGCGATAGCGTCATTTATTTGCTGCTTTAACTTACCTTGTATTATTTTCAAGGTGTTATTTTGATCCACATATTTATCTAATATTTCTGCTTCGGTAGCGTCGTTTCTTCTAGCTACTGAGGAAAAGTTACCTGAAGCTTGGTTGCGTAGCTTAGAGTACCTGTTGCCTAAAAAGCCCAAAGACTTGCGACTGTTGTGTTCCATTTTTCTAAAGCCAGTTACCAAAGCCAAAGCTTCATCTTCTGTAAAATACTGTTCACCGTATGGCCCCGGTTCTCCAGTTAGGGCTTTAGTAACTCTTCCGGGTCCAAGTCTACCTCTGTTTTCTTTGTAAAACATCTCCACTAATCCCGGGTTAAATCCTCCAAGGACATGGTAAACGCTTTTTTCCCAAGGAAAACCTGCTTCTAGGTCTGATTCGTCATAAATCTCTGCTCCCGATGGTGTCCTTCCACCTCGTCCACCTGCACTAAAAGGTATAATATCTTGAACTCTTTCAAAGGCTAAAGACTGTCCTGCAAATGGTTCCGCAATTGATTTGAATCCTTCCCACATACCCGAGGTAATGGCATCAACATCTGACTTACCTAGCTCAGATTTTTCTGAGTATACTTCCAAAGCTTTTCTTGCTGGAGCAATCATAAAGTCATAAGGGTTCATGTAACTAAAATCTATATACTCTAGTTTACCATCTTCAGGTTTAGACATGGGAACAATGGTATGACCCCTTAAAAAACTGGGAAGACTTCTTTGCAGCGCAGCAGACTGCTCGGGAGTTATTTCAAGAACACTATTCGCAGCAGCTCCAGCACCCACTGGTATTGCGTATGCTGAAGCAACGTACCCAGACATTCTTCTAGCACCGATGGCTCTTATTTCACGGGCCATACTATTAGCTTTTTTCATAGCCTGTTTTGTTACTTCTTCTGTAACTTCAGTCCCGGCCTCTGTGGCTATCTTCTTAGCCATAGCACCTACCAACTCATCAGTTACCTTAAAGCTCATTTCTTTAAGACTTTGACTTGTTATGTTAGCCGTGTTTCTAATTATTTCAGCGGGGAACGCAACAAAGTTTCCTGCAATTGGAATTCTGCGAACAGCTTTCACGGCTGCTGGAACCCTAGAATATGTAGGCATAGTTTTCTTGACTATGTCAGTGGACATGACATCTACAAAATCTATTTTATCTAGCCCTTCCATATCAAGAGCCGAGGATCGAGGTGCAATTTTCTGATCTACAAGTTGTTTCTGAACAACAGATCCAACTTCATCTTTCAAAGATGCGTTTAAGCCAGCCTTTTTAAAGGCTG